CGGGCGCATATTTCAATACGAAAAAAATACGCGCGCCAAACTAACAACTAAAAAGATAAAAAATGTTTTGCCTGCTACGGGGCTAGGCTGTGTCATAGAACTTGAAGGCTTGCCACATAGATTTAAAGCTATGATACGGCCAAAAGACCACCAAATCTATGCTAGAGTATTAAAACTAGGTATGGCTTATATTTTATACGGCTTTTGTGATGAGCATAAAGCAGACTCTTGGAGAATGGTTTAATGCCAAAAGCAGTAATATCAAACAGAATATATATGGATAATCCTGGTACAGAGCATACCAAAGAGATTATCAAAGCGTTAACTTATAAAATTAAGAAAGATACTGGCTCAAAGAAATTCTCTACAGTTGAGACTATCAAGAACTATAGACTATTAGCAAAAGGTATTGTTAGTATACCTCAGGGTAGACTAGACTTAATTCCTGAAGATTACGAAATCATTGATAAACGTATAGTAGAAGATATACCCTTTCCTAGACCCAGGTTTCCGCTAAGACCGGAACAACAAGTTGTTTATGATCCTATTGATGACACTTGTTTTATCAATGCACTGGTTGGTTGGGGTAAGACTTTTACAGCTTTACATCTTGCATATAAATTTGGACAAAAAACTCTAGTTATCACACATACTGCTGCACTACGAGATCAGTGGTGTGAAGAAGTTGAAGTTCTATTTGGAATTAAACCTGGTGTTATTGGCGGTGGACAAATTGACTACGAAGACCACTTTATTACAGTTGCTAATATTCAAACTCTATCCAAACATGCCACACAGCTTGGCAAAGAGTTCGGAACAATTATACTAGACGAGGCACATCACTGTCCTGCAACTACATTTGCAGCAACTGTTGATGCATTTCATGCTCGCTATCGTATTGCACTTAGTGGTACAATGATCCGAAAAGATGGAAAACATATATTATTTCCTGACTACTTTGGGCCTGTGGTTTATACTCCCCCACAGTCACATACTATGACTCCAGTAGTACACTGCGTTAAGTCTGGAATTACACTAAAACCCGGCGTACCTTGGGTAGATAAGATCACAGACTTGTGTTCTAGTGAAAATTACAGAGAGTTTATTGCGTCTATTGTTCGTATGCAGATTAATGCAGGGCATTCAGTACTAGTTATTGCAGATAGAGTAGAGTTTCTAAAGAAAGTCAAAGAGTATGTAGGTGAAGACTGTGCACTTATTACTGGTGATACTGAGTACGAAGAACGCCAAGTTATTAAACAACAGTTACTTTCCGGAGAGAAAAAAGCTGTTGCAGGCTCTAGACAAATCTTTTCCGAAGGTATATCGATTAATGTACTCTCGTGCGTCATACTAGCAGTCCCTATGAGCAACGATAGTTTACTGGAACAGATAGTTGGAAGAGTCCAGCGTCAACATGAAGATAAAATTCAACCACTAGTAGTAGATATTAATTTTGCTGGTTATGCAGATAAAAAGCAAAACAATGATAGACTAGCTCTATACTTACGTAAAGGATGGCAAATCATAACGGCATGATTAAATTTACACTTGCAGCTCGTAGCTATCTATGCTATAATATACTCTGAGTTAAACAATATGACTCTATTTTTCAATTTAGAATTACTAGAAGCAGAATCTCTATGCGAACCAAAACTAATGCTAGGACTCTTGGAAAAGCATTTTAGTAAAAAAGCAATACCCAAAAATAGTCGTGAACTCGCTAGGTATAAAAATCTATCGGGGCACAGCTTCTTACTAAATCCCAAACCTCTTTTCGAAGATAGCGCAGATGTTGCACATAAAGCGCAGTATATACGACTAGCGGGGCGACGAGATTATAGTTTATACAAGTTTTACAAAGTAACATATCTAGACCTATCTTTCTTCATGGATATTAGCTTAGATCTCATTAAGCATAATCCATTGTTAGAAATACACTTAAACAAAATACACTTCAAATACGAAAGCAAATAAAAAATATGGCAATCTCATTCAAAAATACAAAAGGCAAGGCAATCTCTAATAAAGTCGAGTCTTACGAATACAAAGACGGCGAAAATACTGTTCGTCTAGTTGGCGATGTTCTTCCTAGATATATTTACTGGATTAAAGGAACTAACGACAAAGACATTCCTGTAGAGTGTTTAGCATTTAGTCGTGAAAAAGAAAAGTTTGATAACTTAGAAAAAGATCACGTACCAGCATTTTTCCCTGATCTAAAGTGCTCTTGGAGTTATACGGTTAACTGTATTGACCCTAGAGACGGTAAAGTTAAAGCCCTTAATCTTAAAAAGAAACTATTTGAACAGATTCTTAGTGCGGCCGAAGATCTTGGCGATCCTACTGATCCAGATACTGGCTGGGATGTGGTATTTAAGCGTACTAAGACCGGTCCCTTAGCATTTAATATTAGCTACGATCTTTCAGTATTGCGCTGCAAAACACGTAAGCTAACACAAGAAGAGCGTGACGCTGCTTCAGCCGCTAAATCTATTGACGAAAAGTATATTCGCCCAACAGAAACAGAAATTTTGGCTTTGCTAGAAAAAATCACTACTAATGCTGATAACGCAACAGATGAAGATGAATCGGCCCAAGAAGCTGTAAAAGAGTTAGGTTAATTTATATAGCCCGCAATCCTAAAAGCTTGCGGGCTATTTTGTCAGATAAACATGAAAATACTATTCTGTGCCGACGTACACATTAAATTAGGTCAAAAAAATGTTCCCATAGACTGGGCGCGTAATCGCTTTAGATTATTCTGTGAGCAGTTCTCAGAAATGCAAAAATCCGCAGACCTAGTTATTATTGGCGGAGATATTTTTGACAGATTGCCTACTATGGACGAAGTTGAGCTATACTTTGACTTTGTGGAAAGTTTCCATAAACCAACCATTATTTACTCAGGCAATCACGAAATGTTAAAGAAAGATACCACTTTCTTAACAAACTTAAAAAAAGCTACTCATAGGTTAAATAACCTAGTTGAAGTTATTGATGATTTCTATAGCAGTGATATTATAGATGTTATTCCTTACAACAAGTTAAAAGACTTTGAGAAAAATGGCCATGAATTTTCAGGACGTATTCTTTGCACACACGTTCGTGGAGAGATTCCACCACACGTTAAGTCCGAAGTTGACTTAGATATATTTAAGCGCTGGGACATTGTACTAGCCGGAGATTTACATAGTTATGAAAATTCCCAAATTAATATTCTTTATCCAGGCAGTCCTTATACCACTAGCTTTCATAGACATTCCGTGGACACTGGAGCTATCTTGCTTGATTCTGATGGCTTGGATCACGTTTGGGTAAAATTCAACTTACCACAACTTATTCGTAAAACTGTTGGAGTCACTGACCCTAAACCGGCAACAGATTTTGACCATACTATTTACGAAGTTGAAGGCGATATGCAAGAACTTGGTGAACTAGAAGATTCAGAGTTAATTGCCAGCAAGGTACTAAAACGAGATAATGACTCGGCCCTGCTATTAGACCCTGAAATGTCTTTAGATGCTGAAGTTAAAGAGTATTTAACCTATATACTAGAACTACCTGAAACAACAGTTGATAAGGTACTACAGGAATTGCAAAACCATGCAGAAAAATTTACATAAAACAGCAGAAGTATGGTCACAGACTAATTGTCCTGCCTGTGTAGAAGCCAAACGCTTACTCTCACAACACAACATACTGGTTACTGAAAAAGTATTGGGAGTTGATGGATATACTAAAAAAGACTTGCTTGAAAGATTACCACAAGCACGTAGTGTGCCACAAATTTTCTTAGACGACGAGTATATCGGCGGACTACCGGAATTAAAAAGAAAACTACTAAATGATAACAATAAAAACACTAGTATGGTCTAATGCGTTTAGTTACGGCACAGATAATAAAATAGATTTTGTAGCTGCCCCGCTTACTCAACTAGTTGGTAAAAATGGGCATGGAAAAAGCTCTATTGCTTTAGTGCTAGAAGAAGTACTATTTAACAAGAATTCAAAATCAATTAAAAAAGCAGATATTCTAAATCGCTATGTAAAAGATAAAACGTACTCAATTGAGCTAACATTTAATCGTGATGGTACTGAGTATAGAATTGAAACTTGTCGAGGTACTACACAAACCGTAAAGCTTTACAAAAATAACGTAGATATTTCGGCTCATACAGCCACTCAAACATATAAATATATTGAGGATATTCTAGGATTTGACCATAAAACCTTTAGTCAAATTGTATATCAAAGCAACGCTAGTAGTCTAGAGTTTTTAACTGCTGCTGATACTGCTCGTAAAAAGTTTCTTATCGAAATCCTTAATCTAGGAAAGTATACTCGTGCACAAGAAGTTTTTAAAGAAACCTCGCAAGAGCTATCAAAAGACATTACTACAACACAGTCTCAGGTAAATACAGTAGCTGCTTGGTTAGAAAAGTACTCTAAAACTGATCTGACCCTAAAGCAGCTAAATAGTATTCCAGAACCAGATACCGCAGCTATACACTCAGCAGCTGTACTAGAAGTTTCAATTAGTGGAATAGAATCCACTAATAAAAAGATTTCTCAAAATAATACCTACAAACAGCTACAAAGTAAAATTAAGTTACTGCCTATACCTGAAAAGCCCACTACAGATATTACAATTACTCAAGCTAAGGGTAAATTACTTAATACTGAAACTATTGAGTTACAAAAAACAGTAAAAGACAGTACCCTATTTGTTGAAAAAATAACTAAACTTGAAGGCACTTGCCCTACTTGTTTACAGTATATTGATACTAATAAAATTTCAGAGTTAGTAGACGAACAAACATCGATTCAAAAAACTGCTTTAGAGC